TAGTTGAATGGTTGAGCACCGAGAGTGCGGTATAGGGTTGTTCCGCAGGTAAGGGACGAGCAGTAGTCAACGTTGGCATCAGGCTGAACAACAAAGACTAATTCTTTGCATGGGTGGTTAAAGTTCAGCTTAATCTTGTTGGACGATGAACCGACCGATTCATCGCCAGTGAACTGAAGTTGTTCAATGAGGTATTCATGGGGGTTCTGAGCCATTCTGCGACGTTCATCAGTGTCCAAGAACACGTAATCAACATAGAGCGAGGCAGCAACAAGTGACTGGTTGTATGCAGAAGTCACACGCTTGCTGGTGGTATCAGTGCAACCAAGATTGCTAACTGCCCACAAACACTCATCAATCGGACGAATATCAAGATTAATCTTGACTTCGTGATATTGAAGAGCAATAAGGGGGAGTGCAAGCCCAGGGTTTCGGCAGTACCAGAACTGAAAGGGCACATACAGCGTAGTTTCGGGAAGAGCATTGCGAGGCTCACATACTTGGACGGGTGCTGATGTGGCACAGGGTCCATCAACCGCCGAGAAGGAAGGATCAGTGATGAAGGTAAGTTGAGTAGTATTACCAATCATCTTGTAGTAACCACGTTCTTGCTCCTTAGAAAGCGTGAGTTGATTCCACAAGTGCATCCAGTCACCATATTGGCGATCAATGCGTTGACCTCCGATTTCAACTTCAACTTGGGATATCATCTGCTCTCCGGGAAAGTCCAGCCAACGAGCCCATACACCTGGCTCCCCTGCACCCTTCATCGCCTGATTGATTTCAGGCAAGGTCACCTGCAAATAGGTGCGGTAAGCTAAATCACCATTACGACTGATGGTACAAGTGACTCGTCGACCGAAATCGGCCTGTCCGTTAAAAGTTTGTTCGATCGATTCCATCGAAAAATTTGTGTGGCGACGATAAGTAACCTTCCAGAATGTAATTTGAGGGTTACCAGTAAGGTAAACATCTTGTGCGCCGTAAGCTACCAGTTGCATTAAACCACCGCCCATTGTTATATTATTACTAAAGAAAAAAATTTGAAAATTTAAATTTAAAACATTTAAAACATTTAAAACATTTCAAATATTTGAACATAAAAATATGATCATTTTATATAAATAAATATTGAATAATTAATGTTGCCATTTTAAATTTAATTATCATATGAAGATGTGTTTGAATTATTCAAATTAGATTCAATAAATTTATGTAAATATGTTTCTAAATATACTTCTTTTTTTCCTTCGTGTTTTTTTGAAAAAATATATTTATCTTCTTCTTTTTTGATTGACCATCCAGAATTTAAAGCATTACACAAAAAGGACATTTTTTGTAATTCAATAAATTTAATATTTGTGGTTAAAGGAACTTGAACATTTAATTCCATTTTAGCAATAGAATAGAAAACATTAATTATTTCTAAACCAAATAAATATATTGTTGCTTAAATAAATGACTATATGAATATAATATATATGCCTGTTTTTAAACCTAAAAATATTAAAAAAGTTGTAATACCTAAAAAAAATATTACAACATTAGATAGTAAGCATAAAGAAATTATCAATGAATTTGATAATAATAAAGTAGTAATATTACCAGAATTAGAAATTGAAAAAAAAGAGTTGTGTTTGAAATTGAAAAATCATAATTTATCTATAGATGAAATACTGGACTTGCGTGATAAGTTACATGATATAAAAGAAAAAATTTTTTCGATTAAACATAAAGAAAAACAATATTTACTAAACAATTCATCATATGTTTTTAATTACTTTGAAACCAAAAAAAAAATAGCGGATAGTTCAAACAAACAAACAACTTTATTAGATGATTTTTTTAAAATAAATGGCGAAGATATTTCACAAAATGAACAATTATCGCAAGATAAAAAGAATATTCAAAAATATATGGGCAATGTTGATAATAGTTTTTTAGATATAAGTAATTTTGTAGTATCAACCGACATATGCCCGTTTTGTAATAAGGGTGAAATGATACCAGTTGATTATGAGGGCGTTGTAATATGTAATAATTGTTCTAAATGTCTCAAATATTTGGTGGAAAATGAAAAACCTTCTTATAAAGAACCACCAAAAGAAGTATGTTTTTATGCATATAAGCGAATTAATCATTTTCGGGAAATTTTGGCGCAATTTCAGGCTAAAGAAACAACTCAAATACCCGATGAAGTCATTGAAAATATTGTTCAACAAATAAAGAAAGAGAGAATAGATTTACTTCAAATGAATAATAAGCGAACCAAAGAAATTTTAAAAAAATTAGGATATAATAAATATTATGAACATATACCATTTATAAAGGATAAACTTGGAATTAAACCACCTATTATGAGTTCTGATTTAGAAAACACATTATGTAATCTATTTATGGACATACAAGGTCCTTATGCTAAATTTTGTCCGGATGATAGAGTTAATTTCCTGAATTATTATTATACTGTCTATAAATTGTGTGAATTATTAAATCAATGCCATTTTTTACCTTATTTTCCAATGTTAAAGGACCGCGAAAAACGAATAGAACAGGATGAAATCTGGAAGAATATATGTGAAGAACTTGACTGGGAATATATTCCAACAATATAGATTACTTCGCATATATAGATTACTTCGCATATATAGATTACTTCGCATATATAGATTACTTCGCATACAATGAAACGTCGTTTAAAATCCACCCGGAAAGTGGACTAAGTTCGCGCCAATACCGAACCCTGCACCAGTTCGTGCACTAACACCCATACTGGGAACATAAGTATCAAGGATACTAAATGTGGCGGCCGCGGTTAAAGCAATTAACGCAATTTCATCAAACTTCAAACTTTGTTGAGGGATAGCGAATGCCGCAATCGCAACCATCAAACCTTCAACTAAATACTTGATTGCTCGTTTCATTAATTCTTTCATGTCAAGCCCTAACATATTATACTAATTATAAAGAAAATAAATTATTAATATGAAGAAAATATTTATTAATAAGAAAATATTTATTAATAAGAAAATATTTATGAAAAAAAGAACTTAAATCTTCTTAATGTATTAAAACTATATAATGGGCGATAATAAAAATATTACATATCGTATGAATCCAGATGGTTCTGCAAATTCCAAATACGTTGATATACTCGACGAAGATAAATCGGTCGCAGGACAAAAATTTACTTGCGTTTCTTTTATTTCTCCAGAAAAAATTATTAAAGCTCGTGAATTGTTTTTTTTTCAAGAATTCCTAAAACAATGGGATATGAATAAATCACTTGAAAAATATAATCAGTTTTTAAATTTTTTATCTTATAAATACAATTTGAATTTTGACCATATTTCCAAGGATTTACAAGATTTCTGTAAGGATGAAAAGGAAAAATTGTGTTCAAGCACAATTGAAGATGATTTCAAAAATTTCATTGATACCAATGAAGAGAGAATGATCGAAGACTTCGGCAAGGAATACGGGTTTCAAACAAGTGTTAGAGGGCTAAAGGTGCGCGGATCTTATCCTAGTCAAGGCGAAGCTGAAATGCGTTGCAAATTACTGCGAGAGATTGACCCAAATCATGATGTTTATGTTGGACCAGTTGGGATGTGGATGCCGTTTCATCCTGAATCTTACAAGACAGGTCGCGTTGAATATCTAGAAGATGAACTAAATCAATTGATGCAGGAAAAAATGAAGAATGAAAGTTCAGCAAAGGTTGAGTTTGATAAGCGTGTGCGCGAAACCAAAGAAAAGGCGATGGAAGATAATAAGAAAAAAGCACTTGAAAGTGGTAATGTATTGACACAGACAATCGACGATGATGGAAACCTCGTGAGTGTTAAGAACCGAAATGAAAATATTTCGGTTGCTGACTTGCGGCGGGAATTATTTGAAGGAGAAAATATCGTTATTGATAAAAATAGCGACCATGGATTGAGCCGTGTTGCTGAGGTTCGTGAATTGCCCCAAGAATTGCGGAAATAAGATAAAGACCAATAAAATCCCGAAATATTATAAGTTAAAACAAGAATAAAAATATATTCTGGTATAATATAAAAATGAGTTTAATTGATGACATATCTTCTTTCAATTTACGCGTTGACAAATCATTGAAAATTATTATGAAGGATGGCAAAATAGACCACAATGATATTCCTGAAATTGTTTTATTGATTACTGAATTAATTTCTTCGCCGAATTCTAGTAAAATGACAATAGACCAAATGATCGAACTTATCAATGATATGTACGAATACATTATGTCTCATTATAATCTTTTTCCACAAGATACTGAACAAAAAGAAAATTTCAAACGTTTATTTGATGTATCTGTGAAATTAGTTATGATTCAGCCGAATGTTAAAAAAACATGTAAAAC